ATAGTGCGGCGGTCGATCAGCATGGCGGCCTCACGGGGCGAGGGAATAGGTGTCAGCGATCAGGCGGGCGGGCTGCGGGCGGGCGGCGGCCGGGGGCGGTTGGAGCCAGTTGCCGTTGTCGAGGGGGCGATGACCGAGCCCGCCAACGCTGCCGACCGCGAAGGAGTCCGTGTTCTCGCCGCCGAGCATCCGGTCAACGACGGACCGGCGCACCCAGAACGACCCGGCTGGCATGTCCCCCGGCCATGACGGGCCGGAGATCCACGACGGACCCCACGAGTTCAGGCAGAGGAGCCCGTCTTCCGGCGATCCGTTTGCCGCGTACCGGACGGCGATGAACACCATGCAGTGAGCCCACGAGCCGGACGCAGCGGCGAAGCCGTGGGAGTCTCGGACGTTGGCGAATCCTTGCCCGGAGCAGACCGCCACCGGGTAGCCGCTCTCGATCGCGGCGGCGGCCTCGGCAAACGATCCGACAGCGGCCACATGCTTGGCCGGATGGAGCTTTTCGATCTCGTCGAGCTTGCCGGCGTCACCCTGCCCGCCGTTGCCGAACGCGCCCCATGCCTTCGCCCGGTCTGCGGAGTAGACGCGGAGATCGTGGCCGCCAACCTCCTGGCGGAAGATCACGCCCCAGTCACGCACCCACCGGGCAGCGGCGGCCCCGTAGGAGCCGTCGGAATATCCGCCGACCGGATTCCTCCCGTCCCCCGGACGGCCGCGAGCCTCGACGCGAGAGCCTCCGTAGATGCTCTCGGTGGCGTCCTTCGGCGGCGGATTGGCGAGCCGGCCCGTCTCCCAATCGCAGCAGAGGGCGATCCAGACGGCGTGGCTCCAGCCCCAGGAAACGCAGTCCCCAATGCCCTGCCGGCCGACGATCCACGGCTCGTGATAGACAGCTTGGTGAGCCTTGTAGGCCGAGCGGTAGAGGAAGGTGTCTTTGTGCTCTGCCTTCTCGATCGCCTCGGCACCGGCAGCGGAGAAGCGTCCAGCGGGGCCGAACTCGGCCATGACCTGACGGAGCCCTTCCGGATCGGGCGTGTAGCCGAACCGGCTCTCGACCCGCGCGGCCAGCCGGTGCGTGGCCCGCTCGACGAGCGCGCCGACGATCGCGGCCACGATGACGAAGCCGATCGCGGACCACGACCACATCTGCTGACGGCGCGTCATGGAAGCCACCCGTCAAGGAGTTTGTAGCTCAGGTCATCGAGCCAGTCGGCCGCGTGGGCGAGCACCGCGGCCACGAACGACAGCGGCCAGCCGACGAGGATGACGAGGAAGTAACCGGCACAGCAGGCGAAAGCCTTCATCGGGTCGCCTCCGCCGCGGCCTGGCTGACGGCTCGATACGCTCGCACCCACTTCGCCCTGGAGGCAGCGTCGACCGGCCCACCTTCGGTGCCGGCCTCGGCGTCGAGGAACCGCTTGATCTCGTCGCGGACGGCCGGCTGCCGAGCCCCGAGCGACACGCCACGGCACCGCAACTCCCGAGCGGCCCGGCGCAGGTCATCGAAGGCGGCCCCGGTGCGGAGGCGCGGCTCGGTTTGCGAGCCGTCCCACTCGATCTGCCCGGCAAGCTCCTCGAGGAGGGCGGCCGTCGTGGCGGCGTCGGCGGCGGCATCCGGCCCGACGAATCGGCCGCGGAGATCGAGCCCAACGACCGGCGCGGGGCCGGGGGCGGGGGCTGGTGCTGGCGTTCCAGATTCTCGAATTGCGAACGCCACCATCGCCCCGGCGGCGAGGATCGCCAGGAGCGTCAGCGGGTGCGGGCCGCCTGCGGCCACGGTGGCAGCCGGGGGCAGCAGCGGTGACGGGAGCGGCACCAGCGGCGGCAGCCCAGCAGGGGCGGCCGGGCGGGACCACAGGAGCCACGCCACGGCGCAGCCAGCGAGGACCAGGGCGGTCGTCATGCGATCGGCTCCGGGGCGGCGGCGCGGGTCAGCGTCAAGATTTGCTCGAGCGCCCCGCCGGCAGCCGAGAGAACAAGCGTGCGGACGGCCGGACGGATCACCCACCAGATCGGCTTGGCGACGAACGGCACGCAGCTATCGGCGACGGCGTCGAACAAGGTGCCCACGCAGGCCAACGTCCACGCCTTTTTCCCCGGCCCGTCGAGGGTCGTGATCGTGTCGAGCCCGGCCACCGCCAGGCGGATTACCTCGACGACGAGCGAGCCGAACTCGGAGACGGTGAGCCCGCCGCGGGCCTTCTCGCGGGCACCGGCGATGAGGGCCAGGACGGCAGATTGCAGCGCTTCGGGCGTCATGTCAGTACCCCGCAGGTCCGGTGGTGCTCGTTCCAGCGACGACGATCGAATAGGCCACTGCCACGCCGCCCGTCGGGCCGGTCGCGCGGATGGTCACCGCCCGCTCGGTCGCGGTCACGCCCCATGCGTGGGTCTGCTGCACGGCGAGCAGCTCGCCGCCCGGCCCCACCTCGCCGGCGACGCGTCCCCAGCCATTCGTGCCAGAGGGGCCGACAACGATCCGCGGGCCGGTCGTCGTCTCGTTGCACGTCACCCGGACGAGCCGCACCTGCCGCATGGTCTGAACGCCGGTCGCGCCCTGGATCGTGTCGGCGAGCGAGAGAAGATCGAGCGTCTCGCTCGATCCGGCGTTCAGGCTTCGATTCGACACCCATACCTGATCCGCCACCGGGCCGGACACGGAATTGAGTTGGTAGTTCGCCCCGACGGTGACGCCGCGGGTGGACGAGCCGACGGTGTCGGACTGCACCTGAGAGATTGAGGTCGTCGTGGAAACGACGCCGGAAAGGCTACCGGTTGCGGGCATCGAGAATCTCCGTGCGTCCCCGTGCTATCGCCCGCCGGACTTCAGCCACCGTCCAGCCCAGCCGGTAGGCAATCACCTCGATCTCGCGGTCGGTCCGCTCCGGCCTGGACGTAATCCGTCCAGAGCGTTCGCCGCCCGACAGAAGCCGTTCGAGCGACACCACCTCGCCGGCGGCAGCCACCGACTCCCGGCCGTGCGGACCGGTTCGCCAGTGCGTCGGCCGTGAGATCATGTGCCACCTCCCACCACGCTACGGCTCACGTCGCGCGGTCCGCAGGGGGTGCGGACGCATTGCACTCGGCGAGACATGCCGCGTACCCGGCGAGATCGACAGCGTTGTCCGGATGCGGCCGCGGCCCGAGATCGCGGGCGAGCTTGTCGAGGAGCATGATCCGAGCCCAATCGGACGTGGTGAGCGGCCGCTTCAGCACCGACGCGAACAGGCTGTTGACCATGCCGACCGTGCGGGCGAAATGCTCCTGCGGCGGTCCGTAGACGCGGTGCCGATCGAGCACCGCGGCCCGAGCCGTGTCGAGAAGCTGCACTGCCACCGGCGGCCCGGCCGTCTCCGGCTCAGGAAACACCCGCCCGTCGCCGATCTGCGCCGCCCTGGCCGTCTCCTCGGCAACGTCCGCGGCGTCGTCCTCGGTGAGGATCATCGCCTCTTCCGGGGCGGACTCGTCGCCGGTGAAGTGCCGCAGTTCTCGCTCACCGCGGAGAATGTGGTCGACCGGGTATTCGCATGCCATGCGTCGCGTCTCCTGAATGTGCCGCACCAGCCGCCGGGCGTCGCCGGCGAGAGAGCCGAGTGTGCCGGTCCAACAGTTGGCGGCACCGGCCCTCTGGATTCGTTGGTCGATCGTAACGAGGTCGGCGTCTGTCACGATTGGCGCACCTTGCCGCTCTGGATGCGGAAGTTCTCGACATCGAACGAGCGGTCGGCGTGGACTGTCACCACCGCCGCGCCGTGGTTCCATTTGTTGAGCCGTGCGTACGCCGGCCGCATGTCGCAGAGGCAGCCCGTCGAGAAGCACACCGTTTCCGATCCCATCATGTCGGGCTCAGAGTGCGTCGAGGTGCGGTGGCCGTGGCCCTCGAGCACCGTGTGATGCAGCCGCATGAACGCCCCGCGGGCCTGATTCACCGGCGACGAGATCCCGTTGCCCTTCTCGTGTCCGTGAAGGATCGGCAGTTGGCCCGCGAGGATGATCCGCTTGTCCTTCACGAGCGTCATGTCGAGTGCCGGCAGGCCGCACCAGTTGTCGAGCCCCATGATCGGATCGTCGCTGATTTCAGGGGCGTGCTCGTAGAGCCAACGCTCGTATCTCTCTTCATGGTTTCCGGTCTTCACCGTGATCGGGATGCCGGGAAACTCTTGGCGAATCCACTTCAGAAACGCCCGCACGGCCGCCAGCTCGTTGCGGAAGTTGCGGAGCCGTGGATTCTTCTCGTGCCGCGAGATCGAGTAGAAGTCGGCCCAGTCGCCATTCAACAGCAGAGCGTCGACCTTCTCCGCCTGGAGGTGATCGACAGCGGCCCGCAGCGCCGTCTCGTCGTGGTACGGGACGTGAATGTCAGAAAGGATGCCGACCTTGCCGACGATCCCGAGATCGAACGGCAGCCACGGCTCTGCCTGCGAGGGCGGCATGGTCATCTTCGTGCCGGCCGGACGCGGCTCGCGGTGCAGTTGCTTGCTGGGGGCTTTCTTCCGCCTCGCGGCCCCGCACAACCCGAGGGCGGCACGCACTCGCGTCCTGGCCTGCTCCAGCGTGATCGCCCCGTTGCACTCTTCGACGATCCGGCGGGCGAGCGTGCGAGCCGGCGCGTCCGGGTGTGCCTCGACGATCCGGCGGACAATCGGCGTGATCTCGTCGCCGGCATAGGTGCCGCGTCTAGTCATCGTCGTCCTCCTCGCGGGTCACACCGAACGCCTCAAGCACGGCCGACGCCTCTTCCGCGAACTCCGTCACCTCGCCCTCGTCGAGACACCACCAGCGGGCGTGGATCAATTCGTGGAGCAGCACTTCGACGAAGTCCACGCCGACGAGCTTCTCGCTGACGCGGATCGTCCCCGTCTCGTCGTTGCAATCGCCGAGCCGGTCGGCGGGCACCTTGCAGACGCGGATCTTCCACTTCTTCTGGCCGATGTGGACCGTGGCCGTGCGCTTCGCCATGCTCGCCTCCGCGGTCAATCGTGACGGTGCGGACGGTCACCCCGGCGGGGGTGTGGCGGCGGTGCGTGCCGCTTCGATGGCGCGGCCGACCATGATCCGGGCCGCGGTGGCGATGAACGGCAGGCCCTTCTTCTCGGCGGCTCCCCGCAGGTGCGAGACGATGTCCTCGATCCGCTTCCAGCACTCGTCTGGCCCCCAGGCGTCCATCTGGGCGGCGAAGGAATCGCAGCCGCACGAGCCGTCGTCGCGGATTCCCCACCACGACAGCGACCGGCGGAGTTGGCAGCCGGGTCCGCAGAGCAGCGTGAACTCGTCGCGGAGACGGTCGTAATCCGCCCGCCGGATCGTGACGGTCCTCTCGTCGGATGCAATCGAGGCGGCAATTAGTGCGGGCT